TTGCTGGGGCTGATCAGGAGGGGGTTGGCGGCATTGTGGGGTGGTGGCGCTGTAAAGCGTGAAGTTCCCTATTTCCCCGAGGCTACCCGGCTGTTTTTTCTTTCCCCCCACATGCTCACCCAGTTGTCAGGCGGGGAACTGAAACAGCCTTACCGGGAGCACGTCTGGGTCTATGCCTGCATCAACGCCATTGCCCAGAGCATCAGCAGCGTGCCCCTGCTCTTCATGACCGGGACCCGCAAAGATCCCAAGATCGTGGAATCGCACCCCCTGGTGAACCTGTTCGAGGCGCCCAACCCCATGATGTCCGGGAGTCAACTCCTGGAGGCTACTTTGATCTATCTGGGATTGACCGGCGAGGCTTTTTTTATTGTGGAGCGGCAAAGCGAACGGGAAATCCCCCGGGAGATTTGGGTCTGCCATCCAGGGCGGTTTAAGGAAGTGGTGGACGCAGAGACTGGCTTAATCTCGGGCTGGGTCTACGGCAAGGGCGTCAAGAAGATCCCGCTGCAGCCGCACGAAGTGATCTTTTTGCGCTACTTCAACCCCTACCACGACTACCGGGGCCTGGCCCCCCTTGCAGGCGGCCAAGTCTGGAGTCGAGCAGGACTGGTGGGCCGGCCGGTACAACGCTGCCTTCTTTAAGAACTCCGCCCAGCCGGGCGGGGTGCTGGAGACCTCCGGGAACCTCAGCGACGAGGAATACCAGCGCGTGAAGGCCCAATGGCAGGACCGACACGGCGGAGCCTCCAAGGCCCATGCCATCGCCCTCCTGGAAGGCGGCCTCAGTTACAAGCAGACGGGACTTTCCCAGAAGGACATGGATTTTCTGGAGCAGCGCAAGTGGAATCGGGAAGAGATCATGGCGGCCTTCAAGGTGCCCAAGCCGGAGTTGGGACTCTATGATGACGTCAATTTCGCCACCTCCAAGACTCAGCGCAAGCTTTTCTGGGAAAACACCCTCCTCCCCAAGATGGCTCTGTTTGAGTTTGTCCTGTGGAACCAGTTGTGCCGGCATATCGGCGGAGGCCGCATCTGGGCCGAGTTCGACTATAGCAACATCTCCGCGCTGCAGGAAGACCGCAAGGAGCTGGTGGAATGCGCCCAAAAGCTCTGGCAGATGGGCGTCCCGCTGAACATTGCCAACGAATACCTTGGCCTGGGCCTCCCGGCCGTTGCGGGAGGAGACACCGGCTATCTCCCCTTCAACCTGACGCCGGTGGGCTCGGATGCGCCTGCTCCCGAAAAATCAGTTTCATATCCTCTCATTTCCTCCCAAGCCGAGACGGCCGGTTTTGCCTTGCCCTTGCCGCCTCCCGTCCCCGCCCTGCCTCTCCGCGGCTTCGATGGGGAGGCCTATTGGCAGGCTTACCTGGGCCTCCATACACCCCTGGAGGAAATGTTCAAGCGCAAGATCAGCCGCTATTTTTACGAGCAGCGCAAACGCCAGCTCCGGCGGTTGGAGGAGAGGTTGGGCAAGGCGGTGATGCGGGAGTTGGCAGTGGAATCCCTGCTCCTGAACCTGGACGAAGAAAACGGCAGCCTCAAAAAGCTGGTCTGGCCGCTCTATCTGGAGATCGGCGAAAAGGCTGGCCAGGGCCTGCTGGTGGAGCTGGGGGCGGCCCCCGAGCTTTTCACCCTGGTGGACACCCCGGCCATGGCGGCTCTTTCGACCAAGCTCATCAAGGTGGTGGGCATCAACGAGACCATCCGGGACCAGTTGCGGGACTCCCTGGTGGATGGGATCAGCCAGATGGAGACCACCGCCGAACTCATGGACCGGGTGCGCCATGTATACAACTTCGCCCAGTCCCGGGCCCTCACCATAGCCCGGACCGAGACCGGCCAGGCGGCGGGCCTGGCCCGGGACGCGGCCATGGGCCAGATGGGGGTGGCGAAGATTCGCTGGGTCACCGCCGGGGATGAGCACGTCCGGGTCAGCCATCAGAACCAGGGCGGCATGGTGGTGGAACGGGGTCAGGCCTTTCCCAACGGCTGCCGCTTCCCTTGCGACCCCAACGGGCCGGCAGGTGAGGTGATCAACTGCCGCTGTGTTTCGGCGCCCGTGGTCTGGCAGGCGCCGGTTTACGAGAAGGAGCAGGGCCATGGAATTAATTCGTAAGGACCTGGACTTTGAGATCAAGGCAGTGGGGGACCCCCAGGACCGGGTCCTGGAGTTCGTGGGCTCCACCGCCCAGGTGGACCGCTACGGCGACGTCATCGAGGTGGAAGGCTGGGACCTCAAAAACTACAAGAAAAACCCGGTGTTCCTCTGGGCCCACGACTACCGGCAGCCGCCCGTGGGCAAGGCGGTTCAGGTGGGCAAGACCGACCAGGGCCTGCTGTTCCAGGTCAAGTTCGCCACGGCGGAGGAATACCCCTTCGCCGACACCATCTACAAACTCTACCTGGGCGGCTATCTGAAGGCCACCTCGGTGGGCTTCCAGGATTTAGCACGGGAGCCCATCACCGACAAGGAAGGGAAACAGACCGGCTGGCGTTTTATGAAGCACGAGCTTTATGAACTCTCCGCGGTGCCCGTGCCGGCTAACCCCAACGCCCTGATCATGGCGGTGCAGAAAGGGGTGGTCAGCCCCCGGGAAGTCGAGGACCTCACCGGCGTGCCTTTTGAGGCGGACCTGAACCAGGCAGAAAGGCATGAGCCAGGTGAGCCGGAAGAGATTGACAAACCCAACGAGGACGACTTGCAATCGACCCTCCTGGCCCTGACGGGCCTGCTGGAGGATCTCAAGGTCAAAATTGACGCACTGGCGGCCCGGATTGCCGAACTCGGGTCTCTCCATGATGACTGCGCTCAACTGAAGACGGTGATCCTGGAGACCCTGGAAGAGTTCGTCAAATGCCGCTCTGCCGCACCCGACTATTACTCCCTGGCGTTGAACCCCGGCCCTGGGCCTGAAGGGGGGAGACCGGCGGGGGAGCCGGACCTGAAGGACATTCTCAGCGCCACGCTAAACCTGCATCGCAGGATCACAAAAGGAGATAGTCATGCCTGAAGACGTCAACCGCATCCAGGAACTCCTGGAAGATATCAATAAATCCCTCTCCTACACCGGGGAGGACGGCAAGGTGATCCACATCTCCGAAGCCTTCAAGACGCTGCCGGAGTTGTCGGCCAAGTACGCCGACCTGGCGGCCCGGTTTGAGGAGATGGAGAAAAAGAACCGGGGGCGCAAACATGCCGGCGTGTCCGGCCTGGAGGACGAAAAAGAGAAGTTTTCGCTCTTCAAGGCCATCTATGCCATCGGTACCGGGGACTGGTCCCAGGCCCAGTTCGAGGCAGACGTCTTCCGCCAGACCCGGGACCTGGCCACCACCCCGGACAGCTCCGGAGGCTATCTGGTCCCGATCCAGGCCATCCCGGAACTCATCGAGATGCTCCGGGCTGAGGCGGTGGTGTTCCAGATGGGCGCCACCCTCCTGGACAACCTGGTGGGGTCGCCGGTAGAGATCCCCAAGCAGACCGGCGGGGCCACGGCCTACTGGGTGGGGGAGAATGAGCCCCTCACCGGCAGCGACCAGACCCTGGGCCAGTTGCAGCTCACCCCCAAGTCGGTGGGCGCCCTGGTGAAGCTCTCCAACCGGCTGCTGCGCATGTCCAGCCCCTCGGCGGAGCAGATGGTGCGGGCCGACATCGCCCGGGTGGTGGCCCTGGCCATCGACCTGGCGGCCCTCCGGGGCAGCGGCGCCAGCGGCCAGCCCACCGGCATCGCCAACACCCCCGGCATCAACACCAAGGCCTTCAGCGTCAATAGCCCCAACTTCGATTACTTCTTCGACATGGAGTACGAGCTGGCGGTGGACAACGCCCTGCGGGGCAAGCTGGGGTTCGTGTTCCACCACTGCGTTAAGCGCTCTCTGTCCAAGCTCAAAGTGGCCCAGTTCTCGGGAGACACCGGGGGCGAATACATCATCCGGCCCATGGATGCGGCCCAGCTCCAGGCCTACATCGGCTATCCCTTCGCCATGACCACCCAGATTCCCATCAACCTGGGGGTGGGGGGGAACGAAACCGAGATCTACCTGGGCAACTGGCAGGAGTTGATCGTGGGCCAGTGGGCCGGTATCTCGATTTTGCCCTCCAAAGAGGCCGGGGACGCGTTTGCCAAGAACCAGACCTGGATCCGGATCATCACCGACGTGGATATCGGGCTCCGGCACGCCGAGAGTTTCTGTCTGGGCTCTGGGGTGAAGAACAGCTAAACGGACGGGGCCGGGCCTCCGGCCCCTTTCCCATAGGAGACCCCGACATGAAATTCAGTCTGCATCAGTTCCTCAAGGCGGTGGTGGGCCTGGTGGCCGACAACCACAGTGCCGACACGCACAAAGGTTCGGCCATCGATCGCCTGGGTTTCGAGGAGGCCCTGGTGGTGGTGAACTCAGGGGCCAATGGCGCCAGCGGCACGGTGGACATCAAAGTTCAGGAATCGGATACCACCACGGATGGCGATTTTGCCGACGTTGCCGGTGCGGCCTTCATCCAGATCACCGAGGCCAACGACAACAACGTCTGCGTGGGGCGCCTGAACCTGGTGGGGCGGAAGCGCTATCTCCGGGTGGTGGCCGTGGTGGGAACCGCAGCCTGTGACCTGGGGGTTGAGGTGATCCTGGGGGCGGCCAAAGAGGGGCCGGTGTCCCAGGTGAACCCCGCGGCTTTCTCTCTCTAACGGCGAGGTGAGCGATGTCAAAATACCGAATCAGGCCAGGCTACTGTCTCCACCTGCCCAATCATGCCTTCGCCCATCCCGGCGAAGACGTGGACCTCAGCGGCGACCTGGAGCTAGAGGTCCTGGGGAATCAGGGCTGGAAAGTATATCCGGCCCCGGGTGAACCGGACCGGGACCTGCCAACATTCTCAGGGCCGGAAGCGGAAGAAGTGGATAGGCCGCCCAAAGACCGGGCCATCAAAAAGGCCAGGGTGGATACCCGGTAAATGGACCTGACCACGCTGACCAGGGTGAAGGCGCTGCTGGAGCAGCCGGAAGACGATTGGGACGGCCTCATCACCGAGTTGATCGGGGCCGTGTCCCAACGCTGCGCCTCCTACTGCAACCGGGATTTTGAAAACAAGTCCCGGGTGGAGTACCACGACGGCGGCGGGCGGTATCTCTATCTCAAGGGCCTGCCGGTAGCGTCCATAACCTCCATTTACGGTTCGGACACCTGGGAGTGGGACGCGGGGAACCTGATCCCTGCCGGTGACTACCAACTGCTCTCGGCCGGCATGGCGGCTTACCGCTATGGGGCCTGGCCCTACGGCCCTAAGGCCCTGAAGGTGACTTACACCGGGGGCTATGACGCCTTTATTGAGGAAGAAGGTTCTCCTCCGGAGGGCTACAACCCGCCCCCCGATGATCTGGAAATGGCGGTCAGAACGCAGGTGGCTTATGACTTCCGGCGGCGTAAGGACATCGGCCTGGAGTCGGTGAGTTTCCCGGACGGCTCCATCCAGAAGGTGAACTCCGGGGAGTTTCTCCCCTCAGTCAAGGCGGTGTTGGACCGCTACCGGATCAGACCTTATGGCTAAAGACCCGGTCACGAGCCTGGACCAGATCATCAAACTCCTGTCGCCCAAGGTGGTGCAGGTGGTCAAAGAGCACTCTGTCCGGCTTTGGCAGCAAGTGATAATCCGGCACCTGACAGGTGGGACAACCTCCGACCGCCTGGGCCGGCGCAGCGGCACCCTGGCCCGGTCCACCAGGCCCCTGACGGTGCAGATGGTGGGGAGCAAGGTGACGGGGGGCCTGGCCTTCGGCGCCGAATACGCCGGGGTGCATATCGGCCCAGCGGGCAGCCAGGTGACCATCCGGCCCAAGAACAAGAAATTTCTGGCCATCCCGCTGGCGGCAGCCAAGACTGCGGCGGGGGTGGCTCGGGGCGGCCCCTTATCCGGTATCTGGGGCCCTACCTTTATTGCCAAAGGGATCATCTTCGGGCTTTCCGGGGGGACCAAGGGGACGCAGAGTAAGACCCCGATTCCCTTGTTCGTTTTGAAGCGGTCGGTGGTGGTGCCCCGTCGGATTCACCCCAAGGAGCATCTGCTGGACTGGGCCAAACCTAAATTTATGGCTGACCTGTCCCAGATCGTGAAGGTGGGTTGATGGCCGACACCATCAAAGTGCAGGCGATGCAGAAGTTGGCCAGGGTATTCGGAGCCGTTACAAGCATCGGCTCGGTGCACCGCTGGCAGGGCAGCCCCACGGACCTGGATCGGGTAAAGCTCCCGGCCCTGTTCTTCTGGGACGAGGATGAGACCCGGGACAAGCGCAACCGCCTGGCGATGGGAACGCTCAAGCTGTACGTTGCCATATTTTGCCGTCTCAGCCCTGCGGGGGCGGCATCATTCCCTGATGTTGCCGACAACCTCCAGGGCGCAATCCACAACGCCCTGCTCGGCACCAGCGAGCTTAAAGGGCTGGTGGAGAACCTCCAGGAGGAGCGGGTTTGGAAGGAGTTTCCCAACGACCAGTACGGGGTTCTCTTTATGAGTTTCACCTTAACCTATGCGCACGCCTGGGGCGATGCCTTTAGCACCACCTATTAAGGAGGGATAAGCCATGCCAGTACCTGCAAGTGTTGAAAATTACACCGTCCCAGGGGGCGTCAAGCTCTGGTTCGATGCCGGCGCCGGAGAACGGGATTTAGGGAACATTACGGAGGTGGACATCGAGGGCGGCACCGAGGAACTGGAGCACTTCAGCAACCGCTCTGGCAAACGCCTGAAGGACAGGGTCATCGTCCTGGAAGAGAAGCTGACGCTCAAATTCAAGTTCGATGAGCCGGTAATCGAGAACCTCAAATATTACTTCAAGGGCGGGAACATCGAGAACCTGAACCCCGGAACCGGCATCGTCACCGATTTGGAGCTGGCTCTGGCCGGCACGGTCCTGCGCTCGGTGGGCCAGTATTATGGCCTCACCAATGTCACGGTGCGGCAGTTCCTGGACAAGGTCTTCCTCTACAACGGGGCAGCCTTCGTGGACCACTCGGCGGAAGCGGACACCGAAGCGGGGGCCCCCTTTGATGCCATGACCGACGCCAATGACTTCCTCTACCTGGGGAAGGCCACCCGGTTCAAGGAACTCTATGCCAACCTGGCGGTTACCGGCTCTTACACCGGTCTGGTCTGGGAATATTGGGACGGAGACGAGTGGAAGGCACTGGTTACCTCCGGAGCCGGGGACGGTCTGGATGCCGACGGTCCCATCACCTTCACGCCCCCGGTAGACTGGGCCAAGACCACGGTGAACAGCCAGAATCTCTACTGGATCAGGGCGTCGGCCACCGCGGTGACCACCCCGGCCACGGTCAACTGCATCCGTCAGAACTGTGTCGTCAACACCGATTACGTGCTGGACGCAGGCCTTGCTGGTGAGGAGGGCCGGCTCCCGGGCCGGATCGGCCGGCTGGCCACAGGCATGTTGGTGGACGGCGAAGAGGTCAAAGTGAGCTTTACCTATACCACCTGGGCGTCTGCGCAGTTCCCCATCGCGGGGGCGAGCTTTATCGAGGGGGCGGCCCGCCTGGAGGTGCACCCGGACTCTGGCCGGGGTCTGCGCTTCGATGTGATCATCCCCAAGTGCATCCTAAAGCCCAACGGGGCCATTGGCCTGGACGACAAGAAGTGGCTGGAGGTGCCCATGACCCTGGAGGCCTTGGACGATACCGCCAACACTCCCCTGGCGCCTTTGGGGTACTACAAGAGCTATGAAAACGTTGCCTGAGGAGCGAGTTATGCCCGAGCAGATTACCGACAATCAGGTTCTATCGAGTTACCTGGCTGAAGAGCAGGTGGACGGGTTCACCGTCAAGCCCTGGACCATCAAGCAGCTCATTCTGGTGATGCCCATCCTGGACGCCCTGGTAGCGGAGTTTAAGAACCAGGGCGTCACCCTGGACAACCTGGGGGAGATGTTTGAGACCCAGGGACTGGCGGCAGCCAAGGATATCATCCAGACGATAATGCCCCGGCTCCCGGAGTTCCTGGCCATCACCTTGCGGATTGACCGGGAGCAGGCCGAGGAGCTTGACCTGGGCCTGGGGATGCAACTGGCGGTCAAGGTCCTGAGGATGAACGTCGACCACCTAAAAAACGCCTTCGGCCTGATCATGAGTCAGATGGGAGTCCTGATCGGGCCGGAAACCACCCCTTAGCGATAACCGTCGCCCTCTCGGAGTTGGCGAGCCAGGGGCACGACCTGTACCACCTGATCGACGGTTACCCCGCTTTGATGGTGAAAGGGCTTGTGGCCGCGTCCCAGGTCCGCAGCCGCCACCGGTTGATGGAGCAGGGGGTGTCCATGACCGTGGCGGTGACCGGGGGCCTGGACCTGGCATTCAACCAGGGCAAGGGGAAGGTGCTGGAGCGCTGGCTTAAGGAGATGTCAGGTGAGGGAAAAAGCGAACCGCCTGAGGAAAAGCCCAAGATGAGCGACCGGGCCTTTTCATTTTTCACCGCCATGCCTCACCAGGGGCCCGACAGACCAGCAAGAGAAAAATAATCAGCTTTTTTTATGAGACCGGCAACTTTACTAAAATGGAAACCAATTTCTACAAAAATGTCGGTTACCCACTTGCCCCTCAAAACCGGGAGCGTAGGGACGCCTTCCCCCTTATAGGTCCCACATCCGTCCCACTTGTTTGCCATAGAGGCCCCAAAACCGGCAAACCCTTATACCACCTATGTTCTCCGGGGTGCGTAGGTTCCGGTATCTCAACGAACACGATCCCACCTTCCCAATTACCTTGCCTGCCGAAACGCCCGTATTTTACCCCTACGGGTGGCGTATTCGGTGGATGCTTTTCGGGGACCAAAATGCCCCAGGAGTTGCTGCGGCACACTGGTTGCATACGGCGCCCGCTCACGGTGAGACCTGAGGACAGAGAACATGGCCACTGATATCGGCGAACTGCTGGTCAAGCTCTCGGCGGACTTGAAGAACCTGGACTCCGGGTTGAAGACGGCCAAGGGGGAGCTATCGGGGTTCCAGGATTACGCCAGTTCTTTTGCCGCGACTCTCAAAAAGACCCTGGCTTTCGCTGGGGTGGCGGTGGGGATTTATGAGATCGCCACCGCTGTTAAAGCGTTCGCCCAAGACGCGGCTATGGTCGGGGCCCGCACCGAGACCTTAGCCATATCCATGTATCAGGTGGGTAAGAATGCTGATGTGTCGGCTCAATCTCTCGACCTTTTGATAACCAAACTTCAGAAGCTGGGTATCACCAAACAAGAGGCCATGCTGGGTGCCACCAAATTCATGGCGGCAGGTCTGAATTTATCAAAGCTCGAAGAATTGGCCACCCGGGCCCGTGACATTGCTGTCGTCGCCAACGTCAATACTTCCGAAGCCTTTAGCCGGATTATCCAGGGAGTAATCAGCGGCGAATCGGAAACCCTCAAGCGGCTCATGATCAATGTCGGCAACCTCGACGAGTTGATGAAGAAATGGTCCGCGACCCTGGGGGTTAACAAGGAAGATATCGGGTCGGTCACCAAAGCCAACTTGATGCTGGGCGAGGTTTTGGAAAAGACCGCCCGGTTCGCCGGGGCGGCATCGGCGGCGGATGCAACCGTGGGCAAGCAGCTCCAGTCAATGGCCCGCTATGCCGAGGAAGCGAAAAACGCCTTATGGCCGATCTTTCAGCCGGCGTTCCTGGCCTTTGTCCAGGAGATGACCGCTGGTTGGAAGGATTTGGAGAAATGGGCCAGGGCCAACACCGTACGCCTGGAGGAATGGGGCAAGGGCTTTGCCGAATGGGTGAAATGGCTGGCTACCGGAATCCGGGATATCGGGGCTTTTATTTCTGAAAACAAGAAGTTAATCACGACCTTCCTGGAACTCTATGTTGCCAGCAAAGCGGCGGGCTGGGTTGCTGGCCTGGGGGCCTCCCTCAAAACGACGGCCTTAGAGGTGGGAATCCTGGCGGCCCTTTTGGGCAAGCTGAAGGGCCTGGTGGACGGCCCCTGGCAGATAGTAATTACCGTGGCTCTTTACGGACTTTATGAAGCCTGGAACAAGATCCAGCAGTTGAGACAGCAGGCAGGATTTACCCCGAAGCCTGGTGCTGTGGGCGAGGCAATTCAGGAAGGCCGGGCCCGGGATCGGACCAGGGAAGGCAAAGAATTAGACGCTGCAAAGGTTCTGGATGCTGATGAAGCGACCCGCCGGGGCCTTAGCCCAGAAAAATTTCTGGAATTGCAGAAGGAAGAGCAGAAGCGGGCCATAGAAGGCCGGTACAAGAAATACACGGCCCCTTCCGTCCTGCCGCCGGTACTGCCCGAGCATGAAACCCCGGAAGAAAGGCTGGCCAGAGAATCCGCGGCTGCCACAAAGCGCGCCAAGGATGAAGAATATAAAGGGGCGCCCAAAGATAAGAAGGGTGGCGGTGCCAAGGAAACCATCGACAACCTCTTGGCCCCTCTTTTGGCCATGTATAAGACCAAGCGCGAAGCCGATCTACAGGACGCCCAAAATTCCCTTGACCTGCTCAAAACCACCAATGACAAGAAGCGGGCCGAACTGGAAAAAGACCTGGCCGAGGGGCTGATCGACGGGCAGACCTATTACCAGCGCCTCCAGGACTTGCAGCGGCAGGAGACTGACGCGGCCATCGCCATGATCGGCCAGAAACGCCAGGCCCAGCAGAAAGCCTACCAGGAGTCCCTGTCCGAGGTGGAGGCTGACACCAAACTGAGCGATGAGGCCAAGAATATTGCCCGGCAAAAACTGGCCGCCGAGAACCGCAAGGCGTTATCAAAACTTACCACAGAAGCGTCCCAGGCCAGATTGGAAGATGAGACCAAGATCATTGAAGAACTCAAGCGCCAGGTAGAGCTGAAAAAGCAATATGCGGATACCACCGCAGGCCTGAACATCGATACGGCCCAGCTGCTGGGGGCAATCTCTGGGCAAGAGGCCATCCTGCAGCGGCTCAACCTGGAATGGAGAAAGAACAAAGAAGCCGCCCTCGCTGCCGGCCTCGACCCCAGCGATCCATTTTTTGCCGCAGGTGAAAGAAACCTGGAAGCCAAGAAGGGGGACACCCTTTACAGCGGCTATGCCAATCAAATCACTCAGGGGATATCTTCCCTGGCTGACGCGATTACCAGCGGCGGTCAAGATTTAATGCAGGCTGCGAACGGGGTTTTCAAGAACCTGTTCAACGAGGCCATGAAGCCCGGACTCGAGGCGCTCAAGGAGCAGATAGTTGCCGGGTTCAAATATCTGTTCAAGGATGCGGGGTCGGGACTGGCAGGGGCAGTCATGGGGGCCATCGGCATCGTGGGCATGATGATGACCCAAAAAAGCAACGCCTCGTTCAGTTCTTCCGGGGTCCAGTCGGCAGTTACCGGCCACGAGGCCGTGAGAGGCATCATAGCGGGCGACACCTCGCTGCCTATAGCTGAAATCGGGGTGAGCCTGGCTGACGCCCTGGTGACCACCAACGGCATCCTGAGTCTCATCGAGAGCAATACCAGGGGCGGGGGCGGGGCGGGAATCAGCATTGATGTCGGGAACCTGGTCCCCCGGGTCAAGGAAGCCATCCAGGGGGTCATGGAAGCATACTTTCGGGACGTTTATATGGAAAGCGGGAGCGCCAGACCATGAACGATTTCACTCAAGACCCCTCTTGCTTAGTCCTCTGGCGGTTCGAGCCTGGGGCGTTGGGCAGCGACTCTATCGGTCTACATGAACTTTACCCCTTTTTGGCCGGGCTGTCTGACCCGGTTGACTTTTGGGAGGGCACAGGATCGATCAAGTCCACTGTCGCTTCTCCTGGCTGGTACGGAATTGAGGACCAGTATTTGGTGGCGGGGTTCCCCCTCAAGGCTGGCGGCGGCAGCGTGGGCACCTTCTGTCTCTACTACAAGCCGATAGATGAGAGCTTCGCCAACACAATACTCGCCAAGTGGGACAAGTGTAGCCTTCGAGTCATAGAAGACACCGGGGCGCTGAAAGTTTGGTGGGGATACAGCGATACCGAATACGAGGAAGGTGTCCCGAATGAAGTTGACCCGCCGTTGTTTCAAGCCAACACCGCTTATCACTTAGGAATTAAGCTGGATGGCCCGAACAAGCGGGTAACAATCAGGGCACGCAACCTTTCTACTGGTGAGGTTGCCACGTACACCTATGATTTCACCAATGCGATCAACATCGCCGATGCCATCTTTGAAATAGGAGCAACCACTAACGATAGCCCAGGCGCCATGCGGGGCAACCTGGACGAGCTGGTCGTTTTCAACCGGCTCCTTTCTGATGCCGAGATTGATCAGATTGTGGCGGGGACCTTCGGGGTGCCAGTCTACCCCTTTTCGCCCGGCTTGCCACTGTTGACCGCTTCACGCCAGCCCGAGATCAACGGCGGCACCGCCTTGACCGCCATCGGTGACCAGGTGGATCAAGCCATCTTTTGGGAACTGGTCGCCTATGATCCCATTACCGGACGAGAAGGCGCGGCCATGGGTACCCTGATGTTCCAAAAGACGATTACTGATGGGGCCATGCATTGCAAGAACTACTATTTTTCGCCTGTCAACCCGGCGCTTGTCGGCAAAATTGATCGGGTCAAAGCCAGGATTGCCCATGCTTGAACAGATTTACACCAGCAGCAAGACCGTTACGGCCGTGGCTGACAAGACCTATTACCGCATGTGCTACGTGAAAACTTGGGATGCCATGATGCTCCACTATTCCCTGGCGCCTATGAAGGCTCACAAGCTATTCCGAGACGGCACCGTGGCCACCATGATAACGGAGATGCTGTCTTTGGGGTTGCAGGCCCGGGTGGGCGGGCGGCATTGCTGGATGGACCTTACTCAACAGGGAAACGGCGAATGGTACGCCGCCGATGAAATCTCCGGAAATTTCCACTCGTCTGACAAGTTGAATGGGGCTTGGGTGCCGCCAGCAGAAGCTTATAAGCCCGGAAGCTATGTCGATGACAAACACGGCCTGATCCTTTTCCCCTACGTCAACAGGCTGGTGAAATTCTTTAACCTGGCTACCGGCGCCCAGACCGCGACGGTGACGTTGCCAGGCAACGGAAACCTAACTTACGATCACCTGGCCTGGGCTGGCGAAGGCATGGTGATCGCCATTGAATTTGGAACCGGAAGGGTCGCCATGCTCGATTACCTGAATCTGACGTTTCTGTGGACCAGCGTCATCAGGCCCTGCATCATGGCCGCTTATGACTGTTTGCACCGCTTAATCGTGACCGTGGAAAACGACCTCCTGGTCCGACTGTTCACCCTGGACCCGGTGCCCGCGGCGCTCGCCAGCCCGGTGTTCGTTCCGGCCGCAAACCAGCACCGGCTAATGGGCAGCAGGGTGCAGACCAGGCTTACCGGGGATGACGGGGAGCCCTGTGGAAACTACTGGATTCATTGGAATTTGCTCGGGTCTCCCAAGGGCGAACTGCTCAAAGACAAGAGCAAGACCGATGCGAACGGCTATGCTGAAAACTACTATTTCGGCCCCCCGCCATCGGGGGCGATTGGGGAAGAAACGATCCTGGTAAGCGTCAAGGTGCCGGCATGAGTCTGTGGCTCATCAGAACCACTACGGGGATTATAGAGTACGCCTTATGCGATGGGCAAGGCGGCATCTATGCTCCGGACTTGTGCGCTGGGAATAAGATATACAAGGAAGAGATCGACGAGATCGGCCACTTCTTCTATGAGCCCAGCCACGATCTGCTGGTCTCCTATATCAAGACCCGGCAAAAAGCCTGGCCTGGCTGGGCCGCGTACCGCTACGAATGGAACCCGGAGACCGGGGCGTTCATCAAGCGTACCTGGTGCGGGATTCTGCCCATTTCCTACCCGAACCACGCAGGGCTGGGGAGCTTCGGCAAGGTTTTCACCACATCGAACCTGGCCCACATCATTTCAGAAGTGCCCTGGGACACCCTGGCCTGGGCCAGCCCCAGGTGGACAATAGACCCTACGACTTGGACCCCTGCACGATTATTCCAATATGCCCTGGTGAATCTGCAAGACAGCCTCATCGTGGGGGTAGTGGACCGGAACCTTGAAACGTGGGATATCTCGGGCACCCCAACGATGCAGGGAACCCTACGGCTCCCCAACCTACTCGGCTATCTGTGCATGGAAAGCCGGGAAATCTGCTGGGTAATAACCCGGGACGGCCTGATCCTCAAGGCTAACTACAAGGATACCCCGCCCCGGTGGGAAATGCTGTCCAGCGTTCAAGACCCCAGCCCCGACACACTTAACTACTTCATGGCCTGGGATCAGAAACGGGGCCGGCTGGTGGTTTTGCGCCAGCGCCCGGATGCGGAAGACGGCGCCTGTCAATGCCAGTTCGAGTTCTACAAACCCCTGGTCAAGATCATCAACATCACCGACCCGGTTCCTGTCAGCCGTCACCGGGCTGGCGACGTGGTGGAGTTCGTGGCCCACCTTTACGGGGCCACCGGGGAGGGGGTAACGCCTTACCGGGTCCGTGGGCGGCTACAGGCCCCAGCCGCAGGAACTCTATTGAGGTCTGAGGCTACGAGTGGCTTAAACGGGGCAGTCAGCCTAGTATATCAGGCTCCCGCGGATGTTGAAGAAGACACGATCATCTTGGAAACCACCATCAATGACGGAGCCCTATAATGCCTGACTTGACTGCACAGACCACCTTTCAGATCGAGGAGCCCATCGAGGCCTTTGAAGAAACCCTGGACCTGGTTCTCTTGCCTGAAAATGCCGGGGTCAATGCCCTGAGAGAGTTGCGGTACCCGTCCAACGGGATGCTGCCGATCATTTATGAGCAGAACCCGGAATGGTGGGACAACTTCGACACCGGGCCCCTCACCGGCAGGCCGATGTTCAAGGCTGAAATGACGATGGCCGATGTGGCTACGGCCCGGTGGCCCGGATATGTCAAGGACCGGCCGGTGGTAGAGCGCTGGAAAGGGGACGATAAAACCTCTCACATGACCATGACGATGTTCAGGAGTTTGTGGGAATATTTTACCAACCCCCCATCCTCCGGTTACATCGAATGGTGGCCCAAAGATCGTACCACCATAGGCTATTACATCGAAATAGAATCGCTGACGGTGGGCGGCTCTGGAGGTATTTCTCTCAACTATTTTGCCTGCAATGCAGGGATTGTATTGCACGAGGTGGAATTGACCTTCCGGATCGTTGGAGAGATTCCCTGATGCGGACACTCCCCTATAACTTAGAACAGGCATTGGAGGACAACCGGCGCCGGCCTGAGTATAGGATTCTTGCCTTTAACCCGAAGCTTGATTCTATGTCCGCGGTGGTCTGCGGCACCTACGCCCAAACTCCGTTTGACCTGACCCCTTACTGTTCAAGCCTGTCCTGGGCGCCTGGGCGTTTCAGTTTTGTGCTGGAAGACGGCGATTCCATCTTTCACCCGGATTTTGGAGCGCAACGGGCCTTCCTGGGAGATGGCGCTATTATCCGGCTCCAAGAAGGCGATGCGGCTCAAGAGCCGTCCACTTGGGTGAACACCTTCACCGGGATGATCCAGGGGCAAATTGGCTGGCGCAAGTCACGGCGCAGCCAGTCCTTGGAAGCCAAAATCACTGTCTATTCCAGGGAGAACAATCAAAGCTGGAAACGCCGATCTATTACCACCAGGCCCTACTCCTCCGGGACCGAGATCGGAGTCATGCTCCAGGACATTTGCACTCGTTTCATGGGGTTGTCCAATGCTGAAATAAGAATCCCCCTGGTCCTGGGCTTACAACTGAGGCACCTGACCAACCAGCTTGCCCGGGTATCCCCCTGGGACGCTGTGGAGTCTATCCTGGAGGCCGTGGGGATGGTCCCAGGGTTCGATGGGGATGGGCGCTTGACCTGTTACTCAAAGGCCATGACGCAGCCCGTCGCCCGGCTCATGGCCGACTGGACGAAGATTCTGGACTACGAAGTACCCGAGTATAACCAGGAGGCCATCAATAAGATCCGGGTGGTCTTTCTGGACTCCACCCTGCAAGAGATCGAAGGGCAATATCAAATGTTAGGTACGGCCCAGGCCACGGCCGGCTTTTTCATCCCCTCTATCAAGCTTGATTGCTGGTGGGGAGACGACCACAAGCAACGTGCCAAGAACACCCACTTCATCGTGAAACAGTCCGTGGTGACGAAGGTGGGCCGCTTGGCTTCGGCGGGTAACTTCGGCATGGCGTGGGCTACGGAAACCTACCAGCAGGTAGACGATTTCCACGGTCGGGTGACCATCACGGTTCCCTGGTGGACCCCGGTAATGTTCTCTGCCTCTTTAGTGCAATACCTGGTGGCCTCTTATATCGGTGATGTGTCCCTCCCCCTGGGCGGCATGACTATCCCGGTGGGCAAAGTCATGCAATCCCTGACTTTGATCCAGATACTCGCAATGATGATGTGCATCGGCACCGGGCAATATGAGATTTGGGGTACGCCTTACGACTATGCCTACCTGGAAAAGCAGAGCGTGGCTGTGGAATGCAACCTGGAATACTGGCAGATCAACGAGCGCGTCATTAAGAACGATTTTCTCGGGAGCCAGGAGCAGGCAGACGCTATCTCCCTGTTGGAACTGATCTGGGAAAAATCGAAATGTTTCCCCCGGAAACTGGTTATCCAGGACGATCCGGCGCTGGAAATCGGGGATATGATCCGGCTTCCTGATGGCTTGAAGTTCTTCATCACCGGCATGAGCAAGTCCATCAAACGGGGAGAGGTCCCCGTCCTACAACTGGACGGCTTCAAGGTCAGGAGGGCTTAACCGTGAGCGTAAACAGAATCTTCCTCACACCAGAGAAGGGAGAGATGACCGGGACCACGGTGAGCCCCTTTTACCAGTTATACGATGACGGTACCGGGTACACCTGGGCGGCGGATGTTGACCTGGGGGATGGCAGCGAGGTCATGACGGGCGTACCGGTGGCCAGCAACAACAAGGAACTGATCTATGCCGAGCAGGGCAAGCCGGTAGCCTTGCGGCGAGAAAACAGCCGCTGGGTAGTCATCGGCCTGTCCAAGACCGCCAAAGATTTCCAGTACATCACCTACGTGTGCTTCGAAGATGATATCGCTGAAATCGTGGGAACAGAGGTACAGGGTTACAAGGTCCGGATGCTGACCTACGGTGAACTCGGGGATTTGGTGGCAAACACCGGGTACGGCTATTTCCCTTATGGGGTAATGGGGCGCTTTGACAATCAAGGCAACCTGATCGAAATCGTAGAAATGAGGCCATCATGAGCTATTCCCTGTTCAAGACCTTCGCCTATGCCATGCTGGATTACATCTCTCGGCATAATTCCAATTACACGATCATCGAGGACGCTCTAAACGAACTGGCCTCCCTGATCACCGGAGTAACCGGTGGACAAGCACTTGTTCCCCTGGGGCTCCAGGAAATCTTTGATCGCCGGGGGCTAATCGGGATCGGGTCTTACGACTTCGCCACCGGGGGCAGCACCAGCATCACGGTGGCGGCTGGCGCCTATTACAACGCCGGCTCGTTCTACCACAAGGTCAACTCGACTGTCTTGACTCTGGTGGGCCGGGGTGCTGGCACCTACTACGTCAACCTGGACGCGACGGGGGCTCCGGTTATCGGGACCTCGGCCGATGCCACGACCACCAGGCAGTTCTCTTGGAACGGCACGACCACCACCAGCGCCAAAGCCCTTTATACCGGGGTAAATATCTTGTTCGACGGGGATGATTACGCTGCGCAACTGAGCAGCACCGCCCGGGCCAAAACCTTCACGAAGGTGGCGGACCGCCTGGAAGAGATCGAAACCCTTTTAGCCAAGGCGGTCCAGACCCCAGCAAGCGCCGATACGATAGCCGTCAACTGGTCCCTCGGGAGCCATGTGCGGATCGTCCTGGACCGGGCCACGACCACCATCAACATGAGCGGGGCCTACGATAGCCAGAAGTGCGTCCTGGAATTGGTTCAGGATGATGCAGGTAACCGGGCGGTGGTGCTGGGTGCCGGGGTGCAGGTCGGGGACGATTTAACTATCCCGGTGCCACTTTCCACGGCTGGCGATAAACGTGATTTCCTGGGGTTTGTCTATTCTGGCGGGAACAGCAAGTACAACTATGTCAGCCTTTCCAGGGGTTTTTAGGGGTCTTTAATGTCAACTCAATATGGCGGATATACTGCACCGACCCCTGGCTATTGGGCTGACGGTTATTATTCAACCAATTATCCTTGGTTAGCAGGAGACAATAACACCGGGACCTATTGGAACAAGGGGACCCTGCCGGCTTACTTTTATATCGAATTTGGCAACTTCAAAGATTATGTGATTGACCGGATCGATGCATATAACACTGCCCACAATAACCACGTTAAAACCTTTGATCTCCATGGCGGGACCCTTAACGGCAACGGGACTATTACCTGGACTCAGATCGCCCTCGGCTTAGAGTTCGGCTCAAGCACAACCTGGGGAACCGTTTCATTTACCAACACAACCGCCTATCGTTACTACAGAATAAAGGCAACCGCTATCCGGAGCGGGACCACCTATCCGAGGATATTTGAGATCAAATATTATGGCCCGGACGGGCAAAACCCGGTCCCGAGCCTGTCAAAACTCACGAACGGAGACGAGACTTACACCGACTCGGGCCACGTCACTACCCACGCCTTTTCCCTGGCTTTTGACGGCGACGACGCTACTTACTTTCAGCAAGGCGGTTCGAACCAATGGGTCAAAGTCGATTTTGGGGCGGGGAACGGCCAGGTCGCCACAAAGTGGGTTTTCTATCAAATCCAGACGAACAACTATTACGGCCCCGAAGGGTTTTCGATCCATGGGTCCAACGATAACTCGAATTGGACCCAATTACTCTCCGGGACCAATGAGCAGAAGTCCGGGAAATATCACGAGTTCACTTGGATCAATACGACCCCTTATCGCTATTATCGGCTCACCTTTTCATTGGCTTCAAGCTATTGGTATATCGGGACTTCAAATATTTATGGGACTGTCGAGGATCCTGATCCCCCTGCCAACTGCCTGAGCCCGACATCATGTGAAGCCCTCCCCTACGTGCCGCCTGATCCTCCTGCTGACTGTCTGAGTCCGACACGGTGCGAGGCTATCCCAGGCGTTCCGGAGCCGCTAAGAAGCGCGACCACCTGTGAGACGATTACCCTGCCGCGGCCGAGTGATTGCCGGAGCCTGACGACTATGCAGGAACTCCTCGAGGCGGGGCCTAACACCTGCGTGAGCAGAACTACTTGCCAGCCGATCATCCTGGATGGCGGCGACTTTTTCTTAACGCTTTAAGGAGGCACGATGAAATACGCACCTGACGAAAGCATGGACCTGGCCCTGGCGGACATTGCCGATAACGGCAATCAGCTTCACCTGGTATCCCAAGCCCCGGCTGTCTACGCTGATGTGGCCACGTATACCCTGGGCTATGTGGCCCTGGTTTTGGGTGACGGCAACGGCTCTTACACGATCCAGAACGGGGCGGTGTCCGGGCGGCGGCTGAGCGTGAGCCAGCAAACCGTACCTGGAACCGATGACGGGGTTGCCGACCACGCGGTGATCATTGACACGGTGAATCAGAAGATCAAGGCGGTCACCACGGCCCCCAATTACAACATCTTGAACGGCGTCAACCAGACGGTTCCGGGTTATGACGCTTGGGAGATCGAAGACCCGGCCTGATTTAGTTAAACAAGGGATTTCTGATGAAGCTTACCTGGTCTGAGGCCGGTAACGGGAACTGGAATGGCAAGGCCGGGCCCTACACCATCATGGTGGTTTCTTACCATGATGAAGGCGTATTTCGGGGATGGAGGATTCACCCCAAATTGCCGGGGCTGAAGGGAAGGGTGGTACTGGGCCCGCTGGCAGGCAAAGCTACCGGGGATCGGCTTTTTGCTGAGTGGCTGCAAACGATAGGAATAAAGGGTGGGTTGATGAATGCCGGATCAGACAGATGACTTTGGCAGCCGCACCTGGAACCTGGATTGCATGGTGGAAGGTTCCAGGTCTCTCCAGGAGATCCTTGACGGGCGGGTCCGCCTGGTGAACTACCTGGGCATGGACATGGCCGGAATGCCTCCCGACGTGCGCACCTTCCCCCTCCCGGATGGCCGCGGCGGAGAAGGGCTGACCATCATGCAGCCCTTCGTGGAAAAGCTGCTTCACCAGCCCCTCACGACGTCCTTTATGATTTTCGATATCTGGCCGGAGCATTTCACGATCACCATTAAGAGCTGCATGCAGTTTTCCGCGGAGGCGGTGTGCAGCGAGATCATCCGGATCTTTGGCCGGATCATCGCTTGCCATAGCTGGACCCTGGGTCCGGTGGTGCGGGGCCGCCGGGCGTTCTGCGGGGGTGGCTGATGGAAAAACTTTTTCTGAACCCCTACGTCATGGGGGCTTTCGGTGCGACCATGGCGCTCGGGCTTTTGATCCTCGGGATTACCCTGGTGCTCTTCAGGTTTCTACGGAAACGGATAGCCGAAGACATTTTGGGGATGCCGCCCCCAGGCGGGCCTGATTCGGAGACTTGGCCTTACCGCAACGCGTTGGGAGGGGTAGGCGCCCCCATAAAATGCCCCTGGCCCTGCAATGAGCATAAGGCGTTGGTAGAGCGAATTGGGGGGATGGACGGCGAGTTGGGTGAAGTCGAAGGCCGACAAAAATCTCTCCGAGAAGATGTTTTACCGGAAAAATATGTGGCCCGGCGAGAGTATGAGGCCTGCCAGAAAGACCGCAAATCCCATGAGGGTGAACTTTTTTCCAGGGTGGGGGCTTTGGAGCGGAAACAGGGCGGAGGAGGAATCCGGGAATGATTTGGAAAGGCATCGTAGGCCGTAACTTTACTCCCGATGCATTTCGGGAATATGTCGCCGGGCTCACTTGGGGTGAATGGCAGCCGAAGTTCATCACCTTGCACCATACCGCCGTGCCCTCCCTGGCGCAGCGGCCCAACGGTTTCAACAATGCCAGCATGTCCGGCCTCGAACGGTATTACCGGGACGAGATGGGCTGGAGCGCCGGCCCCCACCTATTTGTGGACGACCAACCTGCCGGCATTTGGGTATTCACCCCCCTCACCACGCCGGGGGTACACGCCAAGAGCTTCAACGGTCGGTCCCTGGGTCTGGAAATGCTGGGAAACTACGACGTGGAGGATTTTGACACGGGCCGGGGGGCGCTGGTCCGGGACAATGCCGTGGCTGCCATAGCCATCCTGAGCAATGCCCTGAGGGTTGACCCGGACAGCATGATGTTTCACCGGGATGAGCCAAATACTACCAAGACCTGCCCGGGCCGCAACGTGGATAAGGCCGCCTTCATCCGAGCTGTCAAGGATTTCGTGACAAGTGAACCTACCCCTGGCTTTACGCAACTCTCAGATAGTCAAGCAGAATTGACGCAAACCCAATTCAAGCCCGAAGAGTTTGGCCGGGCTCGGGAGTACCTGCCGGTCTTCCAGGCTGCGGCCGACGCCTACCGGTGGCCGGCAGAACTTGAGGCAGTAATGCAACAGGCCCTCGGCCCCCGGTGGATGGCCTGGATATTGATGGGGATCGCCAGCCGGGAGAGTCGGTTCGGGCTGCTCCTGGACGAGAATGGCCGGGGGGACGGCGGTCATGGCCACGGAATCATGCAAGTTGACGACCGGAGCCATGCAGCTTTCTGTGATGGGGAGGGCTGGCAGGACCTGCGGAACTCCCTGGAGTACGTCCACCATAACGTCATTGTCCCGTCGTTCAACTACCTGGGAGAGAACTGTTTCGAGCTGGTTAAAGAAGACTACAGAGCCCTGTTCAAGGCTACCGTAGCCGCCTACAACTGCGGGCCCGGAAACGTTCGTAAGGCCCTGGAAGCGGGGACAGATATGGACTCCCTCACAACTGGCCGGGACTATGCCAAGGACGTTCTGGCCCGAGCCAAAACTCTTTATGGGGCACTGACATGAAGATCGTCGAACTTATCACCGACCCGAGCTCTCAGCAACTTTCCATGAGCCGTCTTTGTCTTCCCCTGGTGGTGGCCATCGACCTCGGGTGGGTAGTATCCGCGGTCATGGGCTGGCCCCCGAAAGAGGCCTTGAATCCGGTATCATCCATGCTGGGGGTAATTACGGGAGGAATCTGCGGGGTCTATGGCCTTTCAACGGTAAAGACGGGCGGCGGGATAGTTGAGAGAATCAAAACTGTCTTCCAAAAGGCGGCATAGGAGCCTGACATGGAAATGCTTTTGTCTTTGATTTTGGGACCCCTGGGGATCATTGTCGCCGTGGGTGGAGCGATCCTCTATGGCAAATATTACCAGGCCAAGGCCGAAAAGGCCCAGGCCCGGGCCGATGGCTACCAGGCCCAAGCCGAAATCGCCCAAGGGCGCCAGGAGGTGCAGTATGAAGTGGACAAGATTGTGGAAGAAACTCACCAGAAAGTCGAGGTTGGGGACGCTGCTGGCCTGTCTGACGACTTTAATTCTCTCAAGTAGCTGCGTTCCACATGGGTCCTATCTGACCCTACCCAAGCCGCCGATGCCGGTAGCGCCGCAACTACATTCTAGACCTACCCCGCCACCGCCGCCGGACGGCGAGAAGGGGGTCTGGTTCCCCCTGGCCGATGCTGGGGCCTTGAAGATCTATATTGAAAGGTTAAAGGGTAAGTGCCGGGAGGATGACGTGATGATCGACAAAGGGAATGGGTACCTGAAGAAGCATAAATTGTAATGACCAAGGTTTGCGGTGATAACCATCAAATCGAGATCAGTTAAGGGTAGGGGAAAGAGAGCCCAGGCCCCACATCTTAGAAGCAAGGTTCTCCGGCGATAATCTTCTGGGGAATGTCGTTGACCATGGCCTGGGCGCGCTTTTCTCCTATCAGACGCGATAATTCGCTGACCGCCTGGCTCAGCACCGGGGGTCGCCGTTTCGGGTCGTGGGTATCGGTGGCCAGCAGGTGAACATACCCCAACTTAACAAATTGTCGAGAAATCTTTTTTACTCTCCTGCCAAACCAACCGGTCAGACTGTTCCCAGTCATCTGAACCAGGCAGCCCAAGTCAATCAATCGCTTCAGCTTGTAGGGCATCTCTTGTATGATTATGTGCCGCTCAGGATGGGTAATGAGGGGAGTTATGCCCTTAGATTGCAGATGAAAACAGATTTCTTCAATCGCCGGCGGCCATGAGGTGTCGGGGAGCTCTAAGAGCAAATAGCGGTTGGCGTCATTAATGGTCAATGCTCGGCCGTCATCTAAAAGCTTTAATGATTCAAACCCAAGGGGAAAATCACAACCTGGGAGGATTTCCAGGGGGATTTTTTCTTCATACAATTTATCTTTCAGTTGCGCCACGTGCTGGAGGATTACTTCTCTGGAATTTAATTTAATTGACTCGGATCGACCGATCTCCCTTTATAGAGGTGCGGAGTGGCTACCATTACCGTGATGCCATCCTCCACCGCCAACCGCGCCATTTGCAGGGTTTGGTCCCAGTTTTTGGCTCCTTCGTCCACTCCAGGCAGGATGTGCGCATGGATATCAATCATGGTCAGTATTACCTTCTCCTTAACCGACAGCTCACCATGGCAATCGGAGCAATTCCTCATGACGACCATTGTGGCGGATGATACCGGAGGTTATCCCCGCTGCGACAAGATGGGCGTGGTTCGCCTCATTGCCATAGGCTTATCCCCCGTTGAACAATTTCTCAAAGCCTTCCGTCCCCAAGCGGGCCCGAAAGCTGCACAGGGTAGAGAAGTTAGGAGGCAAATGCTCTACGCTCAGGCCCAGAAACACACATCTGCCAATATGCCTGCAAGAAACTGGAATTTGTCCCTGGACTTCAACAAATCTTTATTGTGCGCTTTCCTGCCTAGTTTCCAAGTAACGTAAAACATTTTAATAAGTTCTGGGTAAAGGGTCAAACCAAAAGCGACCAGCGGAAGAGTATATATTTAAATTGATTGTAACATTTTCAAAATATTACATTGAGCATGCCCTGGTTGCTGCGCCTATCCTGTCAGTGTTGCAATAAACCGGGTGGGTCCATTTTAAATGGCCATCACTGGTCCCATATTGCTTTTCCATTCACATGACCTTTATGTGGATGTTCTCCCCAATCAAGACTGTCTCCCCAATTTTGCTGGTTAGAATCAGCATTGGTTAACCTCGATCACGCATAGGCCCTTTTGCTTTCGTATCTCTTTCTGTCACAAAATTGTTTTGTCATAACAGCACAAGATCTTATAAGAAATGGAAAGACATCTGCTGTTGATGATTCACCGCGGCCTGCTTCCAATCCAATTTAGAGTGGGTATATGAGATCAGTATTCCTTCACGATATTATTAAAAACACCAATTTCCCGCCAACCAAGGGTTAATTAACCCATTCGAATTTGCGTTTTAGATCATTGCAGTGACTGTAAGGCAGGCGTCCATCGTGTTGGAGTCTTCCCACCACGATCCCGGGGGCGATTCCCGCCTCATCGGCGAATCGGATAATGGCTTCCTTGCTCAAGGTTCTTTTTCGTGTCAATCTGCAATAGCTCTCTGAAGGTATCAGGAAATTTGCCGCAAACTTGTTGGCCTCTTCTTCCAACTCGCCTGAGGATCGTCCCAAAGGAGTCTCGGCGGGTTGCAGTTCCTCTATAAAAATAAGGCGCTTGTCGTGTTTGAGAATATGCCCGGCCTCATGAAAGAAAGTAAACCAGAGATGATCGTCGGTTTTATATCTCAAGTTAAGCTGGATCATGGCTTTTACCGGAGTTAACCACCTGGCGGCGCCGCTTACCCGGATGCCGGGAATCTCGGGGATAAAAACCAGGGCCACTCCGGAAGCAGCGCATAATGAGACCATGCGGGGGTGAAAAATTTCGGGATCTGCAACGGTAAGAGAACGTATTTGAGAGAGCACATTCCTGAAGGTTTTGGGGTCATACGGAGGGCATTTGACTTTCTTGGCCTCCATTTCGCCTTTGCGGAGCCATGCCAAAGCCACCCACGGATTCCCTTCGAGACTTGGGGACAGGCGAAAATTAACGACTCGGCGATCCCAAAAGTTCTGCAATTCTTGTGGAGAAGCCACCCCGAAAAAGTTTAAGACTTCAAGCAACTGCTGGACCTTATCCTTAACCTTTTTGATCCAGCCCATCCTGGTCATGGCAGTAATCGGCAATTTTGCCAGCCAGGCAACCTGCTCCTTGAGCCTTTCCTGTTCCGCCACCCGGGCCAGGTCCTCCCGATAATGACGCTCCCGGCTGTTCCAAAAGGACGCGGGCACCCCTAAGACTCTCTCCAACTGCAAAGCAGTTTCCGGGGAAATGGCGGCCTTCCCCTTGATAATCTCATTGATGGTTTTCTTGGCCCTGCCTGTCCTCTCAGCCAATTCGGCCTGAGACATGCCGACGGCCTCCAGGGTCTCCTGAAGGGTTTCGCCAGGGGCAGAGACAAAATCAGGCATATACTGGTTCTGGATTTCACTAATCATGGGTGTCCTCCACTCCCAAAATTTCGATTTGGGTGACCTTCGTCCAATCGAGGCCACCGTCCGGTTTTAAGGGGATCGGGTTATTACACGGTCTGAACAAAAGACGGTAAGGATGGTTCAAATCTACCGAAAGTTGACCGGAACGGTTGCCCGTCAGTTCATGACAACGGGCCTGAGGGAGGGTTCTGATCTCATCCAGGATGGTGGCCGCTTTTAATTCGTCCAGCCTGCGTCTGATTAGCCTGGCTTGTTGAGGGCCATGGCTGATTTGTAACATCTTATAATCATTGCATTCCTTAGCAAACTTCCTGGTTTTAAATATAATGTCCAT